CTACATATGCTTTAATAGATTGTTGTGTAGCTAAACCTGTAGCACTATCGGATGAAAAGTCATCTTCATCAAGAATAGATGTAATGGCTGTTGCGCCAGAAGCAATCTTTAACTTGCTAATATCTACAGAGCCTGTACCATTTGGTGTAAGTGTAATATCTTGGTCTGTTGTGGTGCTAATAATATCGTCATTAACTACAATGTCACCAGTACCATTAGTAGCAAGAATAATATTACCATTAGTATCTGTGCTACTAATTGTATTGCCATTAATAGTGATGTTATCAATGTCAACTTGCGTATCCATGATGATTGTGCCATCACCTTTAATACGCATACGTTCTGTTGCCGCACCTGATGTGTTTGTTTTGAATACAAGTGCCGTTGTATTATTATCAGATGCAAAAGTAGCTTCTGCTACAGCTTCAATAGCGGCACCGTCAAGAATAGCATCTCCAGTACCAGCTTCATCTGGCGCATTAAAAGTAATCTTACCTAAGACATTACCACTTTCAACAGATGTATCACCTGTTTGCAGGTTAAGTTCAAACCCGGATGCTGCTTTAGCTTGAATACCTGTATCTGCTTCATGTGTTAAAGTTACATCGCCATCTGCACCAAGGTTAATAACAGCAGCATCTGATGACAATGAAAGATCATCACCAATATCCGCATCGCCTGTAACATTTAAGTCTGTGCTAACATCAATCTGACCAGTTACGTTTACACCATCAGCATCTGTAGCAAATTTAGCATTGCCATTGTAATAAAGATTTACAGCACCAGCTTGTATAAACTCAGCAAGAACCGCATCATTAGCAGCGTTTTGAATATTTATTTGAGTACCATTTATTACTAAAGAACCAGTGCCTGTGTCAGAAATAAAACTGTTACTACCATTATGAAATATTTCTAAGTCAGGAGAAGCACTATTACCAAATGTAAGTTTTTCAGTATCGTCAAGATGTATCCCGTCTAGTGCAAGACTACCCGTAATAGCAACACCTGTTGATGTTGTTTCAAACTTTTTACTGTTATCATAGTATAAAGCTACAGCACCGTCCTTATCCATTGTAATATAGGTTTCTGTGCCTGTATCACTACGAAGTGTAATACCGTCACCTTGTATATACAGTTCACCAGTGTTGTTTTCAATGTAACTGTCTGTACCATCGTGATACAGTTGAAGGTCATCGCCTGTACCAAATACACCTTTAGCACTATCTGCAAACTCTAATGCGTTATCACTGGCATCAAACACAACATTATTAGCTGCACCTGTAAGAGTAACATCACCAGTAGTAGTTACATTTACAAGATTAGCTGTACCAGCTAGGTACATATCTTTAAACTTTAGTGAAGTTGTACCAATATCAAGTGTATTGTTTGTTTTAGGTTTGATGTCTGTAGTGCTTGCTACAAAATCTTGGGCAGGGCCAAGCACTGTAACGGGACCACCCTCACTAGATGTCCCATCATGCGTATGTCCTGAACTGCTATTAAAAGCAGCTTCAATGGCATCATATTCAGCATCAAAATCTGATGCGTTAATAATGTTACCATCTGCGATATTGTTAATGGTATCGGTTCTAGTGTAGCCTGTTCCCATAGTTTTTACCTTCTATCGTTTAATCCATATTCAAGAGTCAAAGCGTCTATTGAGTATGGTGGGTTTTGGTCATCTGATTCAAACTGAAATGATACAGTGAAGCCTGAACCTACAACCTGTGTCTGAAATAACTTTAACAGTTTTGTTCCAAAACGTGTTGTGCCAAATGTACCGCTACCGAAAAATCCAACTGTCCCCTGTGTATTTTGTACACTTATAGGTGTAGGTTGTATTGTGCCTTGGCTATCAAAGTCTAACTTTAAACTTACCGTAAACTGCACACTTCCTTGAGGGTCAGTATACAAAAACAGTTTGTAAAATGTTTTACGTCTACGTGGGTCACTTACTGGTAAATGTGGTGTAGCAAATGTAGTTTTAATGTTTTGTCCATCAAATGAATTACCACTTTCCATCTGATATAAATAACCATCATCGTTAGCAAATAAAACTACCTCAACATTTTGATTATAGTTACTATCTGCAACATGCGCACGTATGCCACGTGTCTCTGCCCAAGCCATACCCTCACCACCTTGAGGTGCAAACTGTGTTGCTAATATACCCTGTGCATTTTCCTGTGTAATATTATTGTTAAAACCAAACAATCTGTATTGAGATTTTTCTCGTATCACACAGCTACTAAAAGAAGTATTAGCAGAAACAAAACTTGTCATGGTGCTTTGAATTGCTTTTGATACAGATGCTAGTCCAAAGTCTCCTATTCTATCTGTTCCACTTAGCAAACGCAGTCCATCAGGACCAAGGAACATAATATCTCCAGCAATTTCTTGCACTGTGTCAGAGTCAATACATCCAATGTCTACGGTGATTGGTTGTAAAGTAAAGTCTGCAATTGTGTTACCAGTTAGCTGATGTATACTAGACTCTGTAAATATAATTAGTTGTTGTCTAAATACAGCTAGTGCAGTTACTGTGCCACCAACATTAATATTACCAGAACCATTTGCTGCAGAAAAATCTGTGTCGGTAAAAGGTGCGGTGAATGTTACAGTAGAACCTTTGGCAAAGAATAAATGATTTTTAACCTCTGCTACGAATGTTGCCCCTATAACATCTGTAGGTGCGCTTGTTAAAACAGTAAACGTAGTATTATCATATAGCGCAGGTTCGTTTAAACCATCAACGATTGCAATTTTTTCTGTGCCGTTAAAATTATATTTAGCAAATCTTGTGCGACTAGCATTTTCTCTGCTTGTAGATAAAAATGTAATAACAGCATTGTCTGCAGGACTACTTGCTAAATTAGGATTTATGTTTATCGTAGCACCGCCAGAGGATACAGTAGCGTTAGCAGTAACTGTGTAGACTAAATCTATTCCAGCTACTTTAAATACATCACCTGCTTGTGGTGCAGAGTCTAATCCATCAATAGCTAATGTGCCACCTGTTTGACTACCACCATTTACAAGAGGCGTTCCGTAGTCTGGCACGTTAATTTTTGTAAAACCACTGCCGCCGCTTTTGAATATGTCTGCGTTTTTACAGACAATAGCACTGTCTTCCCATGACGCAACACCTATAGCTAAGTAGTTAGATGCTGTTGTTTTAAAAGTTACCGCCGCTGCATTTGCGGGGCTGCTGTCTAACGCAGTTGAAAGAGTTAGTGTGGCTCTATTGTTTGTAGCATCAAAGGTAACACCACCAGATGCAATAGTATAAGTGCCAGTAACTCCTGCTATTTCTAAAGTATCGCCAGCAACTGGCGTAGTGTGTATTGCTGCTATTATTAAAGTTGTTCCAGTTTGACTAGCACCATGTACTACAGGTGCGCCATAAGGTGGAATAATATTACTATCGTACTTATCGTATCCTTCGATACGTCTGTAACCACCTTCAACAGAAGGTTCAAAGTTACGTAGTATCCTTGCGCTTCCCGGTGCGTTTGTACCTTGCTGCAGAGGAGAAAGGTTTGTTATAAGACCACCACGAAACTCAACTGGATAGGTTTGCCATGCATCCATCGTGTCAGCCTCTTATATATTAAAGCCTGTACTTGCTCCACCTGTACTGCCAGTAAGCATATACGACCTTACATATGGTGTTCTATTAATTAACTGAGAACGCATATGCTTAATACCTTCATCAAATTTTTCTTTCATAACAAGCGCATCTTGTGTATTACCTCTAAATAGATAACCATAATGCATTGCACCATCTACAATAATATGTTGAAATCTCTCTGGAATTGTTGGTGCGTCTGTTGCTCCAGATAAATCTGTAGGAAAAGAATAATATTCATATACTAAGTTGTATGCTTTATTTGGTTCTGGAGTTAATATAAAGTTAAGGTCAGGTGACTGTGCCACCATAGTGGGAACACCTGAACCCGTAGCTGTACTATATTCTTGCTCTACATATTTATCTAAATAATCTTCGTATGAAATTTCTGTAATGCGAGTTGTTGCATTACCCAACGTACTATTTTCTTTTATGCGAAATGAGTTAAAATTAATTACTTTAGCATCTGTAGGAAAAGCATATCTAGTAGTATTAGCAACTAAATTTGTTTCTTGTGTATTATGGTTAAAAGGCCAAAAGTATTCTGACTGATTTATATATCTAATAGAAGCATTGACCGCATCTTTAGCCTGTGAGTAAAAACCTGTTGCTGTAGCAAAATTAGCTGAAGTGAGTTCTACCTCATTCAGCCTTCTGTTCACTGCATTTACTAAGCCAAGAAAATCATATGCCATGTTTTTTCCTTAAAGAAAGTGAGGGGGCAAGTTGCCCTGCCCCGTCACATTATGTTATGCGAGTGTGTCACGGTCTACCTCATCGGCGGTCAATGAACCGGGGTCATCAACATCCATGCAGACAGCAAACATGCGGATTTTACCGCCTGTTGTCGTACCTGTCATTGCTTGAATTTCAACATCAATGGTATCTGAAGTGCCACCAATAAGAACAGGAGTTTGTCCTGCCTTAAATGCGTAGTCACCTACAGATGCGCCATCAAAGTCAAATCCGTCAACAAAGTTGTCCAAGTCTCCACCAGTAATACCAAAGTCAAAATCTGTGTTGGTAGAAGTACCAGCGTGAGCCGCAGTTACCTCAAAACCAGCACACATGATGAGTGTATTAGCTGGGATAGTCAGACCCGGAATTACATCATTGGCAGCAAGAGCAGAACCTTTGTCGGTTACAGCTTGTGC